TATAACTCACGGTGCAATTTCCAATAAAGAACAAACGGCATCCGCTGAAGTCGCGGCGCTAGTCACAACATTCAATACATCCGCAGCCTCCAGAACAACTTTCTGGTCTCCGCCGACAATCACCAGCGAACCGCCAACAGGGACCACACCCGACTTAATCAAGTAGTAGTCCACCGCACTCGACGTTATATACGCATCACAAGTAATTGGGGATGCTGACGTATTTGCTATCGAGAAACCAATTACCGTCGTCTGCGTAGAGGCGGGGCAGGTGTAAACAGTCGCTGGAGAAGTGCCGACGTTTTTACTAAGAAAGTTTTTAAACGTATTAGTTGCCATTTTTTATCCTAATGCGATTGCCATCGCTATGGCAGTTCCGGCAGGGTCTACCTGCAACGATGTTTGTGCGCCCGCCACGGTTGTGGCACCTGTACCGCCATAAGCTATCTGAATTGTATTTGCGTTCCATGTACCAGCAACCAGCGTACCCACGCCCGTCAAACCTGTATATGAACCTGCTAGCCGTCCAGAAGGCAGAGTGCCTGACGTAATATTAGCGGCGTTCGTTGTATCTGTGGTCGCTGATGGAGCCAAACCTGATACCGCAGCAGACGAAATAGCAATCGCTGTATTTACCGCGTTAGTAAGTTGCCCCTGCGCGTTGACTGTGAAAACCCCAACAGAAGAAGCTGAACCGTAAGTTGCCGCCGTTACTGCGGTGTTGGCAATATTAAACGTGTACGATGGGGACTCATTTAACCCCGTTCCTGCCGTGTAAGTGATTGGCGCGGAGAACTGCTGGAAAACAATTGCCGTCGTACCAATCGTTATCGGAGGTGCAGTCTGCTGTACCCAAGCAGTATTAAGGTTAGCAACGCCGCTGGTGACCAAGAAAAAGTCGCCCTCGTCAATCTGGTCAACCCCAGTACCAACAGAATCAAAGTCTGTAGCGCGGGTCAGAATGTAAGGCGTTCCGGCGGAGCCAACCTGAGTAACAACATACACGCCGTTATTTGCACCTGCTACTTCGTTCTTTACCAGTATGCGTTCTGCGGCAATAGTAAGCGTTGAGTCCACAGACAGCGCGCCGTTAGCGTTTCCTGTGAGCGTAGCCCCAACCCCAGATGTGCCGTTGTTGTATGTGTTTGCTGGTAAAGCTGCGGTAGTAGCCAACGCCACTGCTTCGTGGAAGTGAATACCAGATGCAATAGCGTCAGCGTATTGCTTATTAACGATGTCTGTGTTGTTAGTTGGGGCTGTAGAGATCGTGCCTGTGGTCAGTGTTACCCCACCAATTACCGCAGTGTTTGCAGTTAGCGCATCAAAGGCTTGCTGGACCGTATAAGTATTCGCCGTGTCTTTATAGACTGACCGGCCTGATGGGTAAGTGACGAAGACATCTTTTGTGCCCGCACCAAAAGGAACTAACGACCCGCTATTTGATGACGATAGAACTGTGGTGCGGGAGAGCGTTGTGCCAGAAGCCGTGTATGTACCGATGCCCACTTCCCATGCGCCGGAAGTTTGGTCGTAGATGGTGTAGTACGTGGCGTTACCGTTACCGATTGCAGAGAAAGACTGATAGCCGTACACCGCCCCTGCGAGCGTGACAGTGCCTGTACCCGTAGTGGTGGATGTTTCTCGTACGCGATCTGCCAACACTAAAGCCATTCTGTCCTCTTACACGGTATCTATATCATCCCAACCCGGTGTCTGGTTAGAGTTTATGTCTGACCAATTTGGTGACTGCGGTAAATTAATATCCAACCAATTAACCGTATTGCTATCGTCAATCAACTCCCACAACAGCCTAGCGTTCAGCGTATCTGCTAATACCAGCGATTCAGAAATCGTCACAAAGAACGAAACCGAACCACCGTAAGTCTCGCTAAAACCAACTGAGTCTGACAGTGCAACAACAAAATCAGTCTGTACCGCCAACGAATCCAAGTACGCAACAGCCTCAGAAACATTAGCCACAAAATCAGTCTGAGCTGCTACAGCGTCCAATACTGATACAGCCTCTGCAATGCTTCCTACAAAGTCTGTCTGGGCATTGACTACATCCGTTACTACTATGGAATCCGCCACCGCACCAACAAAATCCACCTGCGAATTAACTGCGTCGCTAACTGTTACCGTTTCAGCCACTGCCAAGTCATAAATAACACCGCTGCCGGTATCAGCAAACGGTGCTGTCGTAAACGGAAGAAACCCAAACATTACGCAGCATCAGCCGAGAACGTGTAAGTTACATTCAACGTGTCACCACTCACCACACCACGGTCGCCAACAGTGAAGTTACCCACCGAGAACAGCGTACCTGTTGTGCCAGACTTGGTATTGTCTGTAGTCACAAATGCCCCAGCAATTGTCGTCGTCGCATTCATAGTAAACACGACCGGCGTAGACGTTGTAATCACCGAAGGGTCAGCAGTTGAAGCCGTACCAAAAGCCATCGTAGGACGCGCTGATTGCGTGTAAGAAACGTTCTCTGCCCAGCCCGCGTGGGAAGCCATTGTGTTTGCAGCAAGGTACGTATTACTAGCGCCGGGTCCTGTTACCAAACCAAGATACCAAGTAGCTGTGTAAGTTACGCCCTTAAAGAACTGCGTATTGATGTTCTGCAATCCTGTGTTTACAACGAGGTTAGGAAATTCTTCTTCCCACTTCAAGTTGCCATCAGCGTCACGGCACTCTACCGTAAACACACCACCAAACTTTGCTTGTTGATTTATCATCAAAGCACCTCAAGGAAAACGAATTAGTGCCGTCGTTGCCGTATTCTCTGGCATAACAACGGTGTTACTTACACTACTAAAAATCTTATCGGAACCAAAGTCCAATACAGCTACCGACTTGTTGCTACGGGTGACATTGTAGATTAACGCCCCACGGGCGGTAAAGCTGGCTCCCGGCCACGACACGTTGGCAAAATCTACGTACACCGTTCCGGAATTTTCGCCCGTTGATTCCGTATTTATCGTAACCCCTGTCATTACAACACCACCTGCTGTATAGCCTGTACCGGTAACTTCGTTCGTCGTGGTGTACACCGTGGTCAGAGGGCCTATGTCAGAAAACGCCGTATACAGCGCCATCTTCAATGTATCGGTTGCCAAGTTCTGTCCGGCTTGGATCATCTCTTGTTTAAAGCTATTTGTGAGTCCCTGTTGGATAGGCATTACGGATTCACCTTAATCTTAGCCTGACCATCACGGTAAGCATCGCCGCGCTCAAGACCTGTACCCAGACGATTCAACTGTGCAAGGGCTTCGTCATACTTCTTCTGGTACGCCGCCATCATATCCTGCTCACCCTTCAAGAAGATATAGGCTTCAACCATCGTGCCATACAGCAGAACCGGCGAGTAATTATCGCCAAGCCATGTGCGTCCGTCAGCAGCTACCGTAATAGACTCTGGGTATGCGTAGTAATGCAGCTCAACGCTATAAGCGGCATTTGGCGTGGGTCCAAGGATAAAGCTCAACTCATCTGTAATAACGCCAGATGCAACGGTAGGACCAAATAAAGCGTAGTACTGCGGCAAACCGGTAGATGTTGAATTTGGATACGCTGCGCGGATATAGTTCACATCCTTATTAAGCAGGTACTCATAATTCTCAGTGGCAGTACCGGGATTCTCAATCACTGCCATCGAAAACACCGACATAAAGTCGGACGGGCAGGATAGGTACTTATTACCGTTGGTCGTTAAACCTGTGACGTTCTTGCGCAAAGGCGGGATCTGCACCGTGTTATAGATGCGCTCTTCCGCTTGCGTAATAAACAAGTCGATCTGTTCAGTGCCGTCAGACGTGGTCGTGCCTGTACCTGCTACGTTCGTCCACGTATTTGTGGGGAAGTCGTTTTGCAGGTAGTTCTTAACAGCGATGAACAGTTCGTTGTACGTCATGATTAACCCATCGGACCACGAGCCATCGTGCCTTTAGTCGCAGCGCCAGTACCACGAATCTTGATACCCGAAGTCTTTGGCTCTTTGTAGTTGCCTTTACTCAAGACACCACCTGCGATGTTCATCTCATTCATGCAAGCTGCACCGGTCTTTTCAGGCACAGCCGCTTTAGTCTTTTTACCGTCCATAGTGTGCGGCTCCGCATAAACAGCGGCTTGACCTACCTCTTTGCCTTTAACTTTTTGGGAGAACTTAGCCATTATCGACCTCTGCCAGTCGATTTCTGGTTCATGGCACGGGCAAGGTTACGGCCATACTTACGCATAGCTTCGCCAGTCACACCACCTTTTTTCATGCCGTGCATACGCTGTTCATGACCTTTGACCGCTTTCTTGGCGACCTTTTCCATCAGCGGCTTGTCTTTTTTAATATCTTCGTGTTTCATGGTTTACTCCTAAGAAATTGTTACCGTGCCCACTATGCCAGCCGATGTCAGGTAGTTGGGCGTCAACCCCGCATCATTCCCACTTGCCCCACCAACCGGCCTCCAGCCCCACTGAAACACCCGACTACCACCACTAGGGTCGCCATTTGATTCTTCTGACGAGCTAGGCGTATTTGTTATCTGTAAGCCATCGTATCCTGATTGCAAATAACTTATGTCTGGCCTTGGTTCCCGCACTGCTTGTGGATCATTTACTGGATATAAGCCTAATGATAACTGCGGCTGATCCGGTTCCCAACAATTTTTGCAAACTTTAATCGATACTAACTTGGTCTTGATCGTCAGCTTGCGTAACTCTTTCAACTTGTAGCGAAATCCACAGCGGTCGCATTCCGAAATACTGTGTTTACCGGATGAATACTTTGAGGGCATTTAACACCTCACCGATAGAACGTAATACGCGGCACAAACCTATCTGGTGCTTTCTCTCTATCCTCGCCAGAAGCCAACTCCCAAGCTTCAGCGTATTCAGCCTTCAATATGTTCATACGCTCCAACGAGACTTCCGGCAGCTTTAGCGCCAATTTAGAAGCCAGCCCTGCAATCATACAATTCTGGAAACGGAAAGGAATGTCCTCAACATTCACGCCTGTCCCAGCATCCACAATGCGACGCAAACGCCAGTATACAAAGTAATAATACGGACTAGCCAACGTACCCTGATCGGGTGACGGCCACACATTAATCTGCGGATACGCAGGTGTAGCGCCAACCAAGTTTGTAGTCTGCCCAGAGCGGCGGTTTACCCACACCTGAATCGGACGACCTTGTGCTAACTTGTTTGGGATTGTGGAGTAGGTTGAGACGCTGATCCGGCTGATGTTGATGTCCGTTTGGTTAGATACCTGTCCGGGACTAGTACGAATAACGTGCTCCAAAAGATCCACGGTATCATTAGGTAGATCATAGACGTATTGTCCTTGTACTAACGGAATCTGACCCTGTTCAACTGTCCAAAGGTTAATCCCACGGTTGGCCCACTCAGTAATAAGCAGGTTGAGACTACGCCGCGCTGTACGGAAGTCATAGCCAGTACGCAACTCTTTACCACAACGCTCAAAAGCCTCTTCGAATATCTCGTTAAGGTCTGGGTTAAACGCTGTTGTGTTGGTTGTAAAGGCCATT